GACCGAGGCCACCGACCACCTAGCAAGTTCCCAGTTGTAGCAAAGAATCTTGTTCGGGTTGCCGCCGCTGTTTCCAGAACCAGGATAGGCCCAAAACACCAACTTATTGATCGGGTCCACGGCGGACGTAATCCGGTGGAAATACGACTGATCCAGGTCCGCGTAGAACGTCTTATCAATCTTGGTATTGCCGATGGGCGTCGAGGTCGAGCCGTTGAAGGCATAGAAGCCATCTTCGCCAAGATAGAACGCCACGGAGCCGACGTTGACCACCGACCCAGGCGCGGGCGTCCCTCTTGCCCTTTCAACTTCATAGAAGCCGAACACATCGGGCGGGCCTTGGTACTGGATGCGGAAAATAGCCGTGTCCATGAACACGACGCCCGACGCACCACCCACGGCACCGATAAGGGCTTGCACCCACCCGCCAGCCGCCATGTCGTTATAGTCCGACTGCACAGCCTGCGCCGCCGCCGAACCGGGCGTTTCCCAACTTCCCGCGTTACCAATGCCCGACCACCAAACCCGATTAGGGACCGCACCGTCCGTTCCATCAACCGTGTTCCCGACCATGACAAAGCCGGGGTCGATTGACGCAATATGTCGGGCCTTGGGAGCCGTGGCCGAAAGCTGCGCGAACGCCGACGAACTATCCAGCGTCCACTTCTTGATTTCGTCCGCGAGGTCGGTTGCTAGGACAAGTTCACCGAATTGGCAGAACCGCCAAGCCTCGTCCGCAGCCAGGCTAAACCCGGTATTGACCGAGGAAAACGTCGCACCCGAAAGCGTGTAGAGTTTCGACGCATCGCCGGCAAAGTTGGTGACGTTGCCCGCCGCCGAACGGCCAGAAAAAGCCCCCTGGCACCGTGCCGTCAGTGCGTTGGAATAAACGCTCAACCCAGGAAACGGGCCATAGCTATCCGGTGTCTTTGGGATAACGCCGGACGCAACGGTAGCGCCGGGGTTTTCTAGTGAAGCTCGGTCTGGAAGGTACTCACCGAACTTTATCACTGAAAATTAATGTTATAGCCGCCCTGCCCGACGATTTCGGGGGGCGCGCCAAGAATCTGATTGGAAAAGCGGCGCAGCGTTTCGTTGCGAAGAACGTCGTAAGCCTCTTTTTCCAGAATGGCCGCAGTCTCGGCCCCGTCCCGGTCCCTAATCACATCCAGATAAAGCATCCGCTTGGCGTTCTGGCGGATGAGTTGTTCCGCGTCGGTCGTCCAGACGTTGCTATCGGAATCAGCCGAAAGCGCCGTCAGCCGGTAGACCATCGCCAGCGTCATCGTCCATGCGGCATTGGGCATGGGATAAAGGCGAATCTGTTGGGCAAAGTAGGTGAAGTATTCCGGGAAGCCCTTAACGGACCCGCTTTGCGCCGCGTCAATCGTATTGAAGTCCACCGGGCGGATGGGCAGCTTCGACCCGCTCAACGTCCCCTTGAGGGCGAGGATTTCAACGATGTTCGGAATCGCAGCCAGATCAGCCGTGCCGTAATACTCTTGATCCGCAACCGTCGTGAAGGTGCTTGTGACCGAGGTATTGAAATAGAACTTCTTGCGCTCGTAAAACTTGATGGCCGAGAGGATGGCGCGATTGACTTGCGTGGTCAGGTCGGTGCGCGCGATCTCATCTTCGATCCTGCTGCGCATCGTCGCGTAAGTTGTCACTTAGGCAACCCTACGCCGGGATAGAGGGGGGAGTTTTCTAGGGCGCGCTCGTCCTCGGGGCTTACCGGGGCCGGGTCGCCATCCCTGCCAAGCCAGAACGTGTAATCCATCACGCGGCCTTCCTCGGGCGACCGGGGCGGCGCTTCTCACCAATCGGAGCCGGAGCGGGTGCGGGATCGGGGGGCGCCTTCGGCTCGGAAGCGGGCGCAAGCATCACGCCGCCGGACGCGGCTAGACACTTTTCCGGGCTGTCGAACCACCCTGCGGGGATTTGGTCGCTGTCACAGCGGATGTGCATGACGTACTTGCCCTGGGGTTCGAGCTTGTAGGCGAACGTGAGGTGTCCCATTCAACCGCCTTTGCGATGATTTCAGATTTGACCAGCAACATTTCATTGCCATCCTTGCCCATGACAAAGCCATGAGCGGGGCAACGCGATAGGAGTGCTTTGACCTTCTCGGAGAAACTAAGCGGCGCGGGCAATTGGTTTCAGGCCCTTCGCCATTTCGTCGGAAATCCACACGATCCAATGATCGGGGCTTTTAATGAACGCCCGCAGCAAGCCACCGCTTTCCTCTTTCACATAGCCATCAAGGCCGCGTATGAGTTCGGCTAATTTCTGCGCCTGGAAGTAGAAGTCCGGGGCCGTGAAATAGAACGAGCCGGAAGCCGCCACGATCATGCGCTCCGGGCGGTCCTCGTTCTGATAGGCGTGGCTCTTGTCCGGCTGATAGCAGGACTCGCAGCCAAAAACCGTGATGCTTTCGTGCCGGGTTTTTGCGCCCGCCGTAATGGCGGCGGCAACCGTCGTGCCCGTGCATCCGTTGGAATCGAACAGCGTAACGTCCGCGCCCTTTAGAGCGTCGAACGCCTCAACGGGGCATTGCTTATGCAGAAGCGCCCGCTTCGCCCCTTCGGCCCATTTTGCAACAATGGGATGGGGATCGACCGAAACGAACGTCGCCTCTATCCCATGATCCCGGCACCAGCCGAAAGCGCCGTTAATCGCCCACACATCGCCGCTCCAATTCCGGAGCGTCTCAATGTGGTTATTGATGGTTGGCCCGCCGCCCACGATGGCGAGGGGAACGATAGGCCCAGGCCCCAATTCCTTGAGGCCCAGGCCCGTCGCATTGTCAATATTCTTGGTAACTTGTTCGTCCGATACGGGGAGGAAGCCCCTGATGGTCAGGTCAACCGGGCCGCCAAAGACCCCGCCCCGTATCGTGAACAAATCTTACGCGCCGCCCTTATGGAGGCCGTAAGCGGTCAGCATCGTGCGAATCTCCTGGAGGGAGCTGCACACATAGTCGTAGAACACCGACGCCGAGAGGTTAGCGCCGAGAGAAAGGCCCGTATGCGCGTACAGCGAGTGAGTAGCCGACAGGGCCGCGCTCGCGCGCTGCGAAGTCGGCGTCCCACCGTGGAACGCGATCAGGTCCGTGGCGGACTGCCCGAGGGCCGTACCGTCCGGGTTCTTGTCGGAGAGTTGCTTGCCGATGGTCATTTTCTATCCTCCTTCGGCTTAGTTATTGTGGAGGCGAACGGCCAATTCGGGCCGGATCGTCTTGTAGCCGTAGAGGATATCGAGACGGCAAGGGAACTTGTCGTTGTTGATATCGTACTGGCGAACGAGGCGAAGGCTCACGCCGTCCAGGTTTTCGCGAGCCGCGAAATCCACGCCCTTCGGCATCACAAGATCAGCGGTCGTAAACGCGAACGCATCCTTGTGGTACAGGAGGGAGGTGTCCGTCGCAGACGACGCACCACCCAACAGCTTGGTCACCGTGCCCGAATCGGTCGGAGCCGCAGAGACGTTCTGCGTCGCGCCGGTGATCACGATGGACGGGCTGATGGCAATCGAGGTGCCAGCCGAACCAACCGCCGAGGTCACAACGAAACGCTGCAACTCGCCGGTGTCGGCCTTGGTTTCCGGGTGAACGCGATTGCAACCCGCGAAGGTCACAACGTCACCGGCAACCAGGGTCTTGCTTGAGCCGTTGGTGACCGTCACCGAAGCGCCGGTCTGGTTCGCGCCGTTGACCGCAAAGGTCGTGCCCGTCTCGGTGCCCGTGGTGTGGATGGGCAGGTGAGTCGAGCGGTAGAAGTCGAAGCCAATAGCAGTGCCAATCTTGCCGGTCTTATACTGGCTCGAAATCTCCTTCGAGTCGTTGAACAGCGTGGACCAAGCCGAAAGCATGTCGGCGTGGGCCTGGGTGTGCAGCATCGCCGCGCGGTCACCCATCGGGGCAAGGCTCTTATGCAGGCGGGCTTCCGCCTCCAGAACCTTGGCGTAAGTGGCCGCAGAACCGGCGTTGTCAACGACATTGTAAACGTCCTTATAGACGTTCGAGATGATGTCGTTTTCAACCGAGGCAACGAGAACCGAAACAGCCGGCTCGATGATGCGCCTGGAGAAGTCATCCAGGCTCATGGTCAGCTCGTTGGACGAGAAATTCATGCCAACGTGCTTCTGAGTCGCCACCGTCATCGTAACGCTCGACTCGGTGGTGTCCTGCGCGTTCAGCACAGCGCCGGTCGTGACGGTATACTGGTTCGGCAGGCGGACTTTCAGGGAGGTGCCGATCTTGGCCCCTTCCTTGGCGAACGAATCGTCATATTCACGATTGATCGTGCCAATGAAATTGGCCTTCTGATGGAGGACGCGCAGGATTTCCCGCGTGACCGCCGTGGGGGTAAGCACTGTGTTAGCCACTATTTAGCTCCTTCTGGCCCGGCTTTCGCCGGGCACTGGGATAGGGGGCGTCTCTCGACGTGCCCGTTGAGGGGATTAGGCTTTGATGCCCAGTTGTGCGTTGCGCCGCTTGACCCACTCCGCCGCTGACAAGTCGTCCCTAAGTCCGGGCTGCGTGGGCTTGCGCCCCGTGACCTGTCGGACTGGTTCGGCTTGCGGTGCTGGCTTGGGGGCAACGGCGGCGCGTTGCTTTGACTGGTACTGCCGCCAGAGATAAGCGTCGTGAAGGACTTGAACGGCTCGGGGATCTACAACCGCGTTTAATTCGTCGGCGGTGTAGCCGTAGCTCGTTCCGTGGTCCTTGAGGCTTTTCGCTAACTCAGGCGTGAAATTCGGTATTGCCTTCGCAATCGCGGCGCGGCCTTCCTGTAGCTGCTTGGCAGTCTCTTGCTGCTGCATCCACAGGGCCTGCTGCTGCTTCTGCGTAAGGCCTTCTCTTAGTTCACGTTGAGCGCCTTCAAGGTTGGACTTCTCGATAAACAAGGCTTGCGCCCGTACCGGGTCGTCCTGATTCAACTGCGCCCAATTGACGCCCTGAAACTGTGAAAGACGATCCGTGATCGCTTCCAGTCGGGCATATTCCTTAATGTTCGCCTGCTGCCACTCGGCGTGTTGGCGGATCGCCTCTTGACGACCCTCCAGTTCCTTGCGCTGTGCGGCGACTTCTTGTGTTTTCCGGGTGTAGTCCGCCTGTCGCAAAAGCGCGTCTTTAAGCGCCTTCGGGACCGCGTATTTCTTGCCGTCCTCCCAATCGACTTCTTCGGTTTCCTCTACGGCCTCAACCTGATCGCCTTCGATCTGGTCGTCGGTGATAGAGACTTCGGTTTCGTTCGTTGGGGTGTTTGCGACTTCCGGTGCCGGGGTTGTATTTTCCGGCGTCGGATTGGTCGCGGTTTCGTCCGTCAAAAGAGTCACTCCTTATCGGTTGGTGACATGAAAAAACCCGCCAAGCGGATGCCGGGCGGGGTTAGGTCTGCGGGCGAGGAGCGGACTCTCGCCTAACG